TGCGGTAAGGATTTCGTCAGCAATGTCAATGTCTGACTGTGTAATAGCTTCGAGAAGGTATTCCTTGATAAAAGCCTGTAGTCCGAAGAACACAGTTCTATCATATCGACCTCCCCGTGATTCGATGTAAGAATAAACACCAGTAGTTCCTGCTGGGTATTGTTTGAACATACTCACTTTGTATGAGTCAGTGTTCAGGAGAATGTTTTTTGCGAGTTTCATGATAAAGTTCCTTTACCTTACAAATTGCCACCAGTCTATCCGGTGGACTTAACTACATTATAACAGGATTTCTTATCCCGTCAACTACCAAATTCTACCACAGTGACGCTACCGCCCTGAGCAGAAACAAGCTCTTCGAACCACGCAAGTAGTGCAAAGATGCGTTGCTTATTACCTCCGGCCAAGCCCATGCCAATCATAGGAAAGCCGAAGCGTTTTGTTCCATATAGAACTGCTAATTTTTGCAGTATCAATTCAAAGCTTGTGTACTCAAATACGTCATTGGTTTCGCCTTTCTTGTTGAAATTAAATTGTGTGTACGCATTGATAATGGTAAACTTTCCTGTGTTGTAGTCAGTCCAGTTTCCAAGTTTATAAATGTCACCCATGGCAGTGGCATAATCAACTTCGTATGCACCAGGGTACTGATCTTTGATTTGACGTGCAAGCCCAGATCCCATTGTGCAAAAACAATTACAGCCTTGAACAATAGCATCAAACTCACCTGCTTCAGCAAGCTTGAGCAAGTCACCTTTTACATGTTTAATCATTTTATGCTCCTAGGAAGTGTTGGATAATTTCGTAGTGGTCTTCAAAGCATTCTTCGCTACGAACTTCTGCAATAGGAACCCAACGTGCTTTTTCAGCATCATCACTGCCCTTTACTCGGGGCAGTTCACCGTCGGGCAGGACAATGTGAAATGCGTGAGTGATAGTACGTCCTCGGGCACTGCGATTAATAGCATCAAAAACTCGGCTACGAACAATGCTACCACGTAGTACAGGAGCAGGTACTTTAATGCCTGTTTCTTCACGTAGTTCGCGAATGGCCGCATCTTCAACGCTCTTGTCAGTGTCAGCATTGACAAAGCCTCCTGGCAGTGCCCACAAGCCTCGACCAGGTTCAGAACGTCGACGAATCATCAGTACGTGGCCAGACTGAATAACAACAGCGTCAGCAGTGCTAAAGATAGGCGGATAAGGGAGGCTCGAATACTGTTTTTTATAGTTTGCAACAAACTCACGTTCGCGGATAATTTGTTCATATTCGGGTGTAGATTTAAATTGTTCAAGGAAGTCAAAAGTAGTCGGTGGGACCACGCCTTGAATGAAACGCATGTTAACATCCTGCTTGAAATACAAGTCACGGATATCTGTAGCGTCAAGTGGTTCAATCTTTTCTACGTCGACAAACTCCCACTGAGGAAACATATCGAGGTAGAAACTAGATTCGTCTTTTTTGTAGCCAATGATACCATCGCGGGTACCAAGGCAACGATACTTGCTGTGAATTCCTTGAATTCGAACGGCCCAGGCTTGATCGTTGTAAATTGTATCAAAGTTGGGCTCAACGTAAACTCGAAGGTTGAGGCCACTGGTTGCGTTCTTGATCATACGTTCACGTTCAGCAAACGTAAACGGATTCTTGTATGTGCGTGGTTGGTATGAGCTACCGACAACTACAACAAGTTGATCAGTTAGTGCAGTGCATCTCTTGATTATTTCAAGATGTGCATTATGTAGAGGTTGAAAGCGTCCAATGAGGACAAGAGTACCATATGGTTTTGACATTGTAAAATCCTTACAATTTGTAAATGCGTGGGGTCTATCCCCTTGCTGTGTTTATTTAGTTCTAGTGTATTGCAAAATAGGCCTAGTGTCAAGGCCTATTTGTCCGTTTAGTCCCAGTCCTTCTTGCCACCAAACTTTTCGTTCCAGTCATATCCTGCATGGTATGCACGAAGTTCTTCGGGTGTAAGATCAGTTACTGGATCACCGTTGTAGGAACCTTGTGGATACCAATGAGGACTACGGGGACGATGGTACCAGCTGTCGGCACTGCCACGATCAAACGGGCTACCATGGCTATCATCAAATTTTTCGCGATCTGAGTATTGCATAACTTTCTCCTTACATTGTCCAATAAAGTTCTGAGCTAGGATCACAGCAACGAGGCGTATCGTATTCGATTTGAACGTCTTTGCCGGACATTAGATTTTTAACAGTTTTCATCGTGGGGTGAAACTCAATACGAAAACCCTTGCTCACTGGCCAAAGTTCGTATTGCAGTTCGCGAACTTCACGTTTCATTTCTGCTTCATCACGATGACGCCATACAGTAGTACTAACCAGACGCTCACCAGTCTTGGTACGGCGATCTGTTTTGTAAATGTACATGGTGTGATCTTGTTTCATTACGTTCTCCTTAAAGGGTGTTCAGAGCAGGCTTCATTTGTGCAGTCAGTTCACGTTCGCGAGCATGAGCCGCGGTCTTGCCACGTACCACTTCGAGCAAGTAAGGAGTGAATCCTTCACGGCCATATGCACGAAGTGCTTCGCACAATTTCCAGTCCTTGCTTTCAGTGTTAGCACGGCTAAGGTGACGGTTGAACCGGCCACGAACTGAGCTCAATGCAGTACCAGAAACCACAGTAAGTCCAATGTAGCTTTCGCCAGTGACTTCGCAATGCAATTCGTAAATTGCATGGTTGCGATCGGTACGGCGTTTGCGGGTGGCTTTTTGCATCATCATGTAGTTATTATACCGGTTTTTGGGCCTGTGGTCAACCGTTTTTTGGCACTATTTTGGGTCAAAAAGTGTTGTTTTTATACAACATTAATGCATTTTCATAAATAATCCAGTTACATATGATTTTGTAACAAAAAAGGAGGGTCTGTGCTATGGCCAAGTTAGTAGTTTTTAAAGCTGTTCGTCCGAATACGAACGTTGATTTCTTTGTTCAAACTGATGCCGAAAAGGCAGGTTTAGTGGATTTAGGTGTTTATAACCTAGTAGCTGATCGAGTATCTGCTAATTCATTAAGCAAAGTAAGAACTGTATTTTTCCCAGCTGATGCTGATTTCAACACCTGGAATACTTCTGCAATCAATGCATCAATCGAAGCTCGTAAAGCAGCCGAATATCAAACTTCTGGCGTTACAGAAACACGTGAAGTATTTGATGTAGCTTTCACAATGTAATTTGATTTATATCATATTAAAATGCCTGTAGTTTTACAGGCATTTTTTTGGCTGTTTGACGTGGTTATCAAATGATACATATATCATGACTTGCAAATTACTTGTTATAAAATTGGTACGTCCAAACTCAGACGTTCCATTTTATAATACACCTGAGCATTTAAAAGTGGACATGAGAAACTATGGCCCACCTGCGGTCGTGGGAGAACGTAATTTGTCAAATGGTTTGGTTAGAATAAGAACTTTATTATTCCCTGCCATTGGGGATTATGATAATTGGTTAACCAATCCAGTTATATTATCAAATAATAATTTACGTGCTGAACATAACAAAAAGCACGGCATAATAGAATCACGCCGTGCTTTTGAGTTAGACAGTTTAGATATATTATCTAATATAGAAATTTAACGACCGTATCCTCTACGAAACGCTTCTTGGTCGCGCTTTCGTTTCTCTTCATAATAACGCTGTCTCGCACCACGCTCACAAGCGGCACGTTCACTGTAAGTGGGATATTGGGCACAAGCATCATTTACAATAACAACATTTTCAACTTCGGGTGCTGGTGAAACAATTACAGTTCTTGGTTGAGCAATCGAATATCCAACTACCCCGCCAACCACAGCAGGACCAACCCAATGATTATGAGCACAACCACTGAGTGCTAATATTGCAATACTTGCTAAAATAAACTTTTTCATATAATCTCCTTATCTACGCATCTTAGAAATATCTTGCGCTTCTTCGCCCGAGAAAATAGGTACAGCATTTGACTTGTGAAGTGTACCAATGCCCAAGATTTTATCACCTGTGTATTTAGGTATCTGTTTACATGCCACGGCACCTGTAACAGAATCAGGCAAACTGTTAAAGTGCTGAGTTTCTCTGCCTGGCGGCGGCTTCAATGCAGGTATTGTACCAGACTTGGGCAAACTTACTTTCTTTGAACTAAATGGTTTAAACTTAGCCCATTCTGCTTGCTTGCTGGCCCATTCTTGTGCCAACGACTCGGCCTTGCGTTTTTGTTCAGCAGAGGCCCACTTGCGTTTGCCTTTGCGCTTTCCAGTAGTAGTGAGCCAGGGCCCTTCAAGATGCATTGTCATAGTTCGCACTATAGCACAAATTGTACAACGTGTCAACGAATAAAATATTCGTCCATTGGACCATGTGGACCTGATTTTGAATTGCTTTTTATTTTGATCCAGCTTGCAGGTTTGTAGCAAGTTTGATACACATGAGCTCTGCCGTGCGTTTGTACAGTAGCCCAATTTGGGTCCATTGGATCAATGGAATCAGTGACAACCCCAATAGTTGTAGGTGCAGTTGTCCATGCAAAGTCTATTCTGTCTTCAACAACGTAAACTGAGAAACCAGTTAAGTCTTCTCTTTTGCTATTGTATTCGAGCCATTGAAATTGCTCTGTGTTCATTGAAAGATATTTAAAGTCAATCGTTTTAACAAGCGATCTGTTTCACCTGGTTCAAATGTTACCTGATCGCGACGGTGTACACTGTTCCAATTGTCGTATATTAAGATGTCGCCGTTAGCCCAATGGTGTTTGTACAGTGTGTCTTGTTTGCCTTCACACAGACTATAAATTCTTTCCATGAATTCGGCAAATGGTTTTACTTCTGTGCCGTTCTTTGTTACATGGTGAATCCAAGTCTTGCCAGTGCCATAGCAGTTCATTCTAGGACTTACACGACCTGAATACGGATTGGTTTTAAGAAACGGATACTCGACCATGCGTGTACCAGGTTCGTACATGAAATGCTGTGTAACAGTTACGTCACTGTAGTATTCCTTTTCTTCTTCGGTGAATTGCTCATACGCAACTTCTAAGTTTAACCAGTAAGTATCACCACTTCCGTTTTGTGTAGTCTTTACCATATACAATGCACGAGCAGGAAAGCTTTTGTCACCAATGTGTGCCATGTCAGAATGGTACTTCATTTCGTTGTCTTTCCAAAAGTTATTTGAAGTTTTAAAGTAACTTGTTGGAACTGCCAAACTTGCTTTGTTTAATGTAGGATCAAATTTACCAGATCCTATTCTGTAGTCATCGACAGTCCATAGTTCACCGAACTTTTTTCCAATCTCATGGAACTGTGCATCTGTTAACGTAGATGGCAATCCCTTGATAATAAGAAGTCCGCGATCAACAAGCCTGTCCCTCCATACCTGATTTGGTTCAGCTAAGATCTCTTCATATGTAGTAGTGTATTCGGTGCACCAAGAATCGTAGATATTGTTTATAATCATAGTCAGCTATTTATAGTCAAAAAGAAAGGGTGTTTTCCAACACCCTTTCTGATCACTTAATTATGAATTAAGCAGATTTGATTTTACCAACTAAACCTTGTGTGAAGATTGCGTCATACTTGGCATGCAACGGAGCTGTTGCGGCCTTGAATGTAGCTGTTTCTTCTTCTGTTAGGTGAACTACGTTGATACCTTCTTCAACAGCGCGAGCTTGTGTTAAAGCAATATCAGCAATAGATTCTTGACGCTCAATACGAGCGGCAGCTAAAGCGGCATCAGCAAAAATTTGCTGTGTAGCTGTGTCGAAGCTGTTCCATAGATCTTTGTTGATGATCAAGCTTGTTAAGAATAAGCTGTGCTCAGAGTGAACTAAGCTCTTAGAAACTTCAGCTTGCTTCATACCATAGATACGTGGGTATGTAGATTCACCAGCGTCAACTGTCTTGTCACCAAGAGCTGATGCTAGTTGCTCGATAGCCATTTCAACTGGCTGAGCACCGATAGCTTCGAATGTGTCCTTAGCAACTGGGCTAGCTGGAACACGAACACGTAGACCACGTAGGTCTTCTAGTTTTTCGATTGCTTCGTTAGCAGGGATGATACGGAAACCACCGCTGTATGTGAAAGCCAAACCTTGAACGTTTGATTCTTCAGCTAACTTAGCGAATAGTTGTTGACCAATAGCACCGTCTAGAACACGCTCAGCGTGGTCGTGACCTTCGAATAAGAATGGTAGGTCTAATACGAACATGTCTTGGCTTAACTGACCTAATGTAGTTGTGTACATTTGGCTTAGTTGAACTGTGCCAGACTCTAGTAATTCTAGTAGTTCGAAACGGTTGTTGATAACCTTACCACCGGCATACTTGTCTGCGTACTCTTGTAGACCTAAAATTTCGATCTCGAAAGCACCGTTTGTTTTTTCGCTGACTTCTTTTGAGAATTTTTCAGCGGCACGTAGGAATAGATCATACGGCTCGTGGGCTAGAACCCAAGTTAGTTTTGTTGTCATGACTAACAATCTCCTTTTAGCATTAAGCTAATATGTGAGCATTCGGCTCGCATTTATTTAGCCTGCCCCAATATTTAGTGTTAGAATGGTATAAAAAACAAATAATTTGTCATCGATTCCGGTGTGTAAAACGCATAAAGCAGGGCTATAATTAGAATCATAACCGTGCCAGCTACCAGAAACAGTATTTCGTCCATCTTAAGCAAATTGTGCAGGTAATTCATTGAAACTTACTTGAAAATTAGTTCTTCTGGAAGTAACAGATTCTACGCTATGCAGTACCTGTGTATTCAAAATATACCAACAATCGTAGGGACCTTTTATTTGCTCCAACAGGGACAGAGAACTATCGCGATCAACTGCTAGTCCCCTGCCCCTTTGAACAGGCTGTCCTTGCTCTTGCCAAAAACTCAACGTAGCATTTTCCCCACCAGTTTCTATGTTGTATAGAAGAACATAAGTTCTTGTAGTATCAGTGTGTGGTAATTGCTCGTGATCAAAAAACATCACACCACTGTTATTTTCTTCAAAGGATTCAATGATATTTTCTTTGATCCATTGAGTATATTCTTCGTTGAATCGATATCTAACATTGGTGTTACTGGCCATTGGTTTAATCCAGTTATACTCTTGGTCTTTCCAATCGTTTACATCATTGATTGCTAAATGGCCGCAATCTTCTGGTTTGAAAAGATTGATGTTTGGACGATAAACCATGTCAATCTTTTCAACCAGCTCTTTTGGCGGCTTTGGCAATGTAGGCAAGAGCTTATAAAACCACATGATTATTTCATTGTTGCTTTTGCCGCGGCACTTACTTTTGCCCAGTGCTCAACTTGTTCTGCATACCATGCATCTAGCTTGTCAGTTGACACGTCGGCAGCTGAACCAAAGTCAACTTCGTATGATTGCATTACATTTTTTGCCTTAGAAGCTTTGTAAAGAATTTCTCTTAGTTCTTTGAATTGTGCTTCGGGCATAGTTTTAGGAACAACAAGATGGTTAGGATTGTTCATTCTGGTGAAGACCTGAGGAAATCCAGCACTGACATAAGTTTGTCGATTGTTGACACTTCTGGGACCTGTAATGCCTAAAATTGTAACTGTTTTTCCATCTGGAGTCTTTTGACCGGCCCACTTTTCTTGTTCGCCCATAAAACCAATTGCAATATCAATATGGCCGCCTAGCATTGATGACAATGCATCTGTAGTTGACTTAAATGGAACAATGTTTGCATTTGGATATTTGGTCATAATTTGTACTGCTGACAAATGACTAACCACACCTAAACCACTAACCCCAATGTTAATTGGTGCATTGGCAGGAATATCTTTCCATGACTGGTACTTTACACTTGACGCACTCATTGGCGCAGATGTTTGTACTAATAATTCACGGAAGTCTTCTAAACGATGGCTTTCATTTGGAAAAAAGTTTGGACGCACAAAGAATGCACCAGATGTTGCAAGAATGGTGTTTGGATTATTTTGTACGTGCTTTGATGCAACGCTGCCGCCAGCACCTGGTTTGGCATCTAAAATAAAAGTATACTTGTCTTGAATTTTGTTTGCTTCGTCAATCAATTGACGACTGTAGTTTGCCATAGTGTCGGCAATACTAAACGCATACACTACTGTAATTGTTTCTTTTGCCCATGCACCTGTTGCACATGCGGCAAGTATTAGAGCAGAAATTAATTTTTTCATAAATCACCTGTGATAATCGCAACTGGTGTTGCTTTATGATTTATGAAAGGCAGTACTAGTAGGACCAGTACTTTAGTATTTTTATATTATTTGATGATATCCGTTTCGTTAGCCAATGCAAGTTGTGTTCTGTTCTGTAGCCCGAACTGCTTTAGTATATCGCTTACATGATTCTTAACAGTGCTTTCTGCAATGTCAAGTCTGTTGGCTACTTGTTTGTTTGTCAGTCCTCGTTTGGCCACCAACGTAAAAATTTCGTACTGTCGATCAGATAACTTTACACTCTTTTTGCTTTCGCCTGTTCTTCTGTTCAAGATTGCCACAGCAGGCCAATGACTTTGTCTGT